GCTGAAAAAATTGGAGAATACGATTTTAACAGGGGTCTAGACCTTCTGCCTGTCCCTAAGACCAATGCTGACCAGAAACTGGCTCAGATGGCCTTAGAAGGCCTTAAGAGGCTAAACCTGGACAAGGATAAGGCCTATCTAGACAGACTTCAAGAAGAGTTATCTATAATTAAAGATAAATCATTTGCCTCATACTTCTTAGTTGTAGCAGATATGGTCAACTGGGCAAAAGACAATAGTATTATGGTCGGTCCAGGTCGTGGTTCTGCCGCAGGCTCCCTTGTCTGTTATGCCCTAGGAATCACAGATGTTGATCCAATTGAATATGACTTATTGTTTTTCCGCTTCATTAATCCTGAGCGTAATGACTTTCCAGATATTGATACGGACTTTGAAGACCGCCGTCGTAAAGAAGTTAAAGATTATTTAAAGAAAAAGTTTAAGCACGTTGCTTCTATTTCTACCTATACTTATTTTAAAGATAAAGGTGTAATTAGAGACGCTGCCCGTGTTTTTATGGTTCCACTATCTGATGTTAATCGTGCAATGAAATCGATAGACACCTTTGAAGATTTTATGGAGTCTCCAAACACAAAAGAATTTAGAATAAAATACCCAGAAGTAGTTTGGCTGGCAGAAAGATTGCGTGGCAAGATTCGCTCTGTTGGAGTCCACGCTGCTGGAGTTGTTGTGGCGAAGGATGACATTAGAAAGTATGCTCCTGTAGAATCTCGTGAAGATGCTCAAGATCAAGTATCTGGAAGAATTCCAGTTGTTGCATATGATATGGATACTGTAGCTGATATAGGTCTAATTAAGCTTGACGCCCTTGGACTTAAAACGTTATCTGTTATTTCGGATACATTAAAGTCTGTTAAAGACCGTACTGGTAAAGAGATTATTCTGTCAGACCTTCCCCTTGACGACAAAGAAGTTTATAAAACTTTAAGCGAAGGATATACAAAAGGAGTTTTTCAAGCTGAGGCAACACCTTATACCAACCTGCTTATAAAGATGGGGGTAGATAAATTTGAAGATCTCGCTGCATCAAACGCTTTGGTTAGACCAGGAGCAATGAATACTGTTGGGGCATCGTATATTAAACGCAAGCATGGTCAAGAAGCTGTTGAGTATGTTCATCCAATTATGAAGCCGTTTACAGAAAATACATACGGGGTTATTATTTATCAAGAGCAAGTTATGCAAGCATGCGTACACCTGGGTGGCATGACTTGGTCAGAAGCTGACAAAGTACGTAAAATTATTGGAAAGAAGAAGGATGCAAAAGAGTTCGATCAATTCAAAGATAAGTTTATTGAAGGGGCTGAGAGGCATATTAGCAAAAAGCAGGCCCAGCATTTATGGCATGACTTTGAGGCTCATGCTGGCTATTCTTTTAATCGTTCTCATGCTGTTGCTTATTCCATGCTTAGTTATTATACGGCTTGGCTTAAAAAGTATTACCCTCTTGAATTCATTTTTTCAATTCTTAAAAACGAAAACGATAAAGATGTTCGTACAGAATATTTAATTGAGGCTAAAAGACTAGGACTTAAAGTTCTTCTGCCACACATAAATGAGTCAGATATTTATTTTTCATTACAAAAAGACGCTATTAGATTTGGGCTAGCAGAAGTAAAATATATATCGGATAGTATTGCAAATAAAATTATTGACAAGCGTCCTTATATAGATTATGCTGATTTTATACAGAAGGCGTCTACTAAAGGTAGTGGAATTAATAGTAGAGCGGTATCAGCATTAAACTCTATCGGTGGGGCAGCATTTGAAGATAATGTTCGAAGTGGCAAAGAAAAAGAAAGTTATTATGAATACTTAGGTATACCTACATTTAACCTAGATCTTCCACCAAGAATTAAATCTCAAGCCCGCCCAATATCAGACTTTGATGATTTAGGAGCATTTGTTATGTTTGGAATGGTCAAGTCAATTAAAAGAGGAACTGGTTGGGCTAGAGTTGAGTTAGTTGATGAAACTGGAGCAATAGGGCTATTCCATAATGAACAAACCTCAATTGAGACTGGACAGATGTATTTTATTCTTGTAGGAGACAATAGAATTGCAAAATATGTAAAGGTTCAAGACATTAATCCACAGTCTAAAGATACATTTGTTGACTTTTTATATAGAAAAGAATATGACTTAAATGAGAAAGAATACATTGTAGTAGACTTTACTCCTTATAAAACAAAAGCTGGTAAAACTATGGCACATATAGTATTATCGGACAGAGATAAAAATTTAACTAGAGCAATTGTTTTCTCTAGTATGTATAAGATTGCCTTAGCAAAAATGCGTGAGGGAATGAAGTGTCAGGTAATTTTATCCAAGTTGGATGACGGCACACTGATGATTAAGGAAATAAAATGACAGAAAACATAGATGGCTTAATTACTTCTATAAGCATGAATCAGGTTCTGATTGCTGTCTTGGAAGAGTACGGAAAACTAACTGTGCCGACACTAAGATTTCTAGATGCAGGATCTAAAGAAAAAGAATTAGTAATTGATTATGATGAGAGCGTCCCATCATTTACATTTAGCTTAAGGGATAAAGTTGAACAGCAATAATGTTTTAACAGAGTACGGACTTGACGCATTAGCGGCAATGCTTCATGAAACAGCAAGAGAGAAAGGGTTTTGGGATGGAGAATATTCTCATGACAAAGTTGGCAATAAACTTGCCCTTGTACATTCAGAAGTTACTGAAGTACTAGAAGCAATTAGAAAATCTAAGGGTAGTGAACACATTGTGGAAGAAATGGCAGACGTAATTATTAGACTGCTAGATGTTTATGCTGCAATGAGAAATGAAGAGCAAATTTTGCATAGCCTAGACGATATTCTAGAAGCTAAAGTAAATAAAAACAAAGAGCGTCCAAGGCTTCACGGCAACCTATTTTAATGATATAATAAGCAGAGAGAAGAAAGAATAATAATGAAATTAGTATTAGACGATATATTAGCAAAGCTAGACCCAAAAACAAGAGCAAGAGTTCAATCGGCAGTAGATGTTAACATAGATAAGCAGGCAACACCAAGTATAGGGTTAAACCTAGCGCTTAAAGGTGGCCTAGCGTATGGAAGACAAATTCTTGTTTGGGGAAATAAATCTGCTGGAAAGTCTTCTTTCTGTTTGCAAATGATTGCTTTAGCGCAAAAAGAAGGAAAGACGTGTGCCTGGATTGATGCTGAGCATTCTTATGATCCAGCATGGGCAGAACAATTAGGTGTAGATTCTACAAAACTAATTTATTCTCCAGCAAAAACTGTTAATGATATGGTTGATGTTGCTACAAAACTTATGGACGCAGAAGTTGATATGATTGTTGTTGACTCTATATCAGCCCTACTCCCAGCCATCTACTTTGAAAAAGATGGCAGCGACTTAAAAGATTTGCAAGATACTAAACAAATCGGTGCGGAAGCAAAGGATATGACACATGCTGTTAAAATGCTTAACTATGCAAACAAGAATACGCTTCTTGTCCTCATCTCTCAACAGCGTAATCAGTTCGGATCAATGCATGCAAGCCATATCCCAACAGGAGGGATGGCAGTTAAATTCTTCTCCTCTACAGTTATTAAACTATGGTCTTCAGAAGCTGAAGCTAATGCTATCAAAGCTGGCATTAAGGTTGGCGATAAAATTATTGAGCAAAGAGTAGGTAGGCCAGTAAACTGGATTATTGATTATAATAAAGTTGGTCCACCAAATTTGTCTGGACAATATGATTTTTATTATCAAGGAGAAACTCTTGGTGTAGATGCAATAGGGGAAACCCTTGACGTTGCAGAAATGTGTGGAATTGTAGAAAAGGGTGGCGCCTGGTATACGGTTAACGGAGAAAGATTTCAAGGAAGAGCAAAAGCAGTGCAGTATCTTCGTGAAAATTCAAAAGTAGTTGAAAAACTACAA